AAGCCCAACACCGTTGAATACCAGGTGCCAGTACAAAGTGGCATTGGGCAAACAATTAAAGGCGGCTCGGGTGGCATTGTTGTGCATCAGCACTTTGGTGAACTTGGTGGCACAGCAAGCGAATGGGATGGAAAAGGCCTAGTTACAGTACCCGGTGGTGTAACTATTATTAAGCCTAGTTTAGGTATCCGCTTTAGCTTGCGTGATCCAGTATCATTGAGCAAAGCTGCACAGGCAGCAGTGGACAAATATGGTACAGCAGTGGATGATTTGTTTGTTAACATTCCATCTAGCACTAAAGGTATTATTAAAACATATTTCAACAAGCGTATAACTTGCCAAACTGATCAGGATTTACATGATTGGATGAAGGGCAATGTTAGTGGCAAACAATACTCAGCATTAGTTGGCGATGACTATAGCGGAGCATTATTTACAACTGATGGCGAAGGTCAAGTACACGAAAGCACGGGTTATGCAGGATTAAAGGCAATTTGGAATGCAATATATGCGTACAAATTGAATCTTGTACAGCAACTTGAGCAGCAAGTACAAGGCGTACAGCAGTCAGTTAACGGACAAGCCGGTGGTGAAGGCTTTGTATTCCCAACACCTCATGGGCTGCTAAAACTTGTAAACAGAGGGCAATTCAGTAGAGCCCTTTTTAACAAGTAATTAGCCGCTTTTTTATCAAAAAGATAAATATTTACATGAGGCGATAAGCCCATTATTATTAGGAGAATTAAAATGGCATTAGGTCAAGTAAAAGTAAACGGTAAAGTAGCAGCAGGTGCATTCCAAGGTTATCAACCATTGGTTATCAAAGTTGCTGACAGCCAATCTGGTTTCACAGCAGCATCTGGTGGTACAAGCCAAGCTGATCCTCTAGTTGAAGGTGGTTACGACAAAGCAGTTCGTGCTATCGAGACTCTAGGTTCTATCGTATGGCAAGGCGCACAAACAAACGCATCTATCTGCGTTGTTGTTGACGGTGCTACATTCAACGCTGGTGCAGGTCAAACTACAACTGGCGCATACGGTGCGTTGAAGGATGCAGTTGCTTCTGCAACTGGTATGGGCGTAGGTAACTTAACAGTTACTACATCTAGCGTTCTAAACGGTGCTGGTACATTCACATTTGCTTAATTCTTAAGCGTGTACATAAAAAGGCTCCGACGGAGCCTTTTTTGTTGGCTAACTAAATATAGTATATTGGAGATATAACATGGCCTTAGGCGCATTAAGAGTAAACGGTGACGCAACCGCAGTAGTTGCAACTGATATTGACGGCAACACAGACGGTTCTGCACGTACAGCAACAGGCATTATTGCCCCTGGCATGAGTGGTAGAATCACAGCATACAAGATTACAGGTGTTGGCGGATACGCTGCATCTAACTTAACACTAGAGAGCGGCATTAACCGTACTAGCGGTAACGTTGGCCTAGTATCGCAAATCCTTGGTGTTATCCAACAACGTAATACCGTTGTAGCATACCAAGTTGAAAGCGGTAGTGCTCAGTTAAGTGCATTAGTAGAACACAGTGCATGGACCGATGCAGACTTGCAAGCATACATTCGTGCAAACATTACACAACTAGGTGTATATGGCAACAGCACAGTGTCTAGCGTAACAGTATCTAGCACAGGTGGATTGAAGTTAGCGTAAGCGTTAACACTCACAAGAAGGCAGTTTCGTACTGCCTTTTTCTTTGACGGTAAATATCTACATGGATAGAGGTTTGCAATTTTATACAGGTTACACTCTAGTAGACATTACTGCTACTGGGGTAACTCGCTATAGACCCGATCAAGAACACGAACGCAACCAACAACGCAATTGGGAAACAGTATTGCAGACTATTGGTCTGCGTACTCAACCTATATTAATTAAAGGACCTGTATGCACAGAAAGCATGCTAGGCGAGGGTTGGGAGTTTGGTGAGAATTATCAAGGGCGCCATAAGATTTGGATCTGGACCTTTGCAGTTGAAACTACAGATATTTTTCTGTTAAACAATAACTCAATTGGTGCATTAATTCAAGACTTTGAACAAATACCTATTATCCAAGGATTAGATGAAACCGCTCGATTCATGTTACCTATTTTTTATCCGCACAGTGCAATTAAAAACGTATACTTTAAAAGTCGAGCAATTGACTTAAATAACGTTTAAATGCTCGCGGGATAGGTTCAATGAATCGGCATTAACTTTTAGGAGATGGGAGCAAATGGCTTCTTCAGATATTGAAAAGAAAAGTCTCGAAGCACACGTAGAGTTATGTGCCGAGCGTTACAAGAACCTAGACGAGAGATTATGCAGTCTCGACGACCGCATGGGGAAACTAGAAACCTTAATCGTTGAGGTTAAGCAAGCTATTGCAACAGTTCCTAACGAATCGAACAAGACACTTATTGCTATTGGCACAACTGTGTTTGGCGCATTAATTGGCGTCATTGGCACATTAGTTGTTCACTTAAAATGAAAATAGTAGAACTAATCAATCACATCCGTGTGCCTATTACAAACGAAGAAGCGGACGTACTAGGCAAATTCCACGAAGAAGAGATTATTGAAAAATCTCAGCTAGACCTGCGTGAACAGCAGATAGCAAATCAATTAGTCAATAAAGATGTTTTATTGAGAAAGAATCAAGATGGCAAAATCACGTACAAAAAGAAAAGCCGTTAACAAGCCACAGCTGACAGAAGTTATTGCAGCAACAGAAGCAACAAGTTTATATATTGGTGTATGGGCAAAGCAAGAAGCCGAAAGGTTACTTAAAAAAGAGCCAATTATTATACCAACAAAGAACGGGTTCCATGTAGGTAAATTTACCGTTAAGAATGCAAACCATACATGGCATGTATATAATGTGTGGGACGAATTTGTAAACGCATTTAGCAGTAAGCAATCTGCGGTATCCTGGTGCATATTAGAGCACATTGGCAGGATTATTCAGAGCCGAAAACTCATGGATCAAGATGCGAAGGTAAGTAAGTATACACAGGATCAAACCAATTACTATCATTCTAAGCAGCAAGCCATTAAACGTGGTGACTATTTTGCTGTTGATTTAAGCGAAGCTAGGCTCGCTAAAGTCCAAAGTATGCTTGAAAATGCTAAAAATGATCTTGAAAAAACTTTAAATTCGGCTAAATATTTGAAAGGTATTTGGGAAAAACCACTATGAAATTACGCGAAATGGGCACAAAGCCTACCACAAAACAAATGAAAAAAGTAATGGAAAGCCGTTTTGGTTTCTCCGTAGATTACGAAAACCTAACGCTAAAGAAGGCTTACACTATGGCTACGTCCATTACAGAAGCCTTGAATAAGATCAAGAAAACACATGGCGCACACGTTGCTGAACGCAATGCAAAGTACATGGAAATGATGATGGTGCGTGAAAGCATTCACAGCTGGATGCGTGAAAACCAAAAGAGCATTATCGCCGAAAGCGAAATGGCTAAGAGCGAAGCTATTCTTGCTGCCAAAGACATGGTCGACAGCATCCAAGACATGCTAGAAAAAATTGGCAAGATGCAAAACGAGCAGCTACCGGCTCTATTAGACACAATTCGTGACCAGCTTGGTATTGAACAAGCTGACCAATTTAAGAATGCAGTTGCTCCGTTACTAAGCGACTTAGCTTCTACACTACAACAAGGTCGTGAGACAGCAGACAATGCAGCCCGCGGACTAGCAGGTGAGCAAGTTGAACAACCAATGGGCCTAGGCGGCGCACCTGGTATGGGCGGCGACTTGGGCGGCGACATGGGAGCACCTGGGTTAGGTGAGCCTAGCGACTTAGATATGGGTGGCGACTTTGGTGCTACTGATGCAGCAGCAGGCGGCTCGGCAGAACTAGGTAGAGAGCGTAGATAATGCGTTTACGTGAATTTGTCACAGAAAGCAGTGGCCTAGGGGGCATGATTGAGGACGAAGCCGAACAACGCGGCGATAGCGTCCTTTTAACTGCCCTTGAAGAACTGCGTAATAGAGCTCACGGACATAGCGTTCCGCGTGTTCGTGTTGACGCTCTAGTAAACTTGATTAAGCGTTTGCCAGGTGGCGAAATGTTTAACGCAGAAGCATTGGAAAATGCTCGCAAGAGCAACGAAGCAGTTAAGAATTTAATTGCAGATATCAAAGACGATGAAGTCCACGACCCAGCTGCCGGCGGTACTTCTATTGTCAAATACGTTTACTTGACTCCATTTGAGGATGACCCATTCTCAGACAGCGAAGCAGGTGGCGAAAAAGTTGGGGCAACCGCACCAGAGAAAACAGTTTCTGGTATGGCCAACAGAGCACTAAGCAAACGATAAATTATATCATACTTGTAGTTTGAAAGATAATTACAAGTATGATATTAGTTTACAGCGATAGCCAGATCATAGACAATGAATGGCTCCCACACATAAGTTTTAAAACCCCGTATACACTTTGCCACAGCATCGACGAGTTCGAAGCAGCAGAAGCATCTCTAAAGGTTGCTTTTACTACGCACCGTTTACACTGCGACTTTGACACTGCATACATTGGGTTTGAAGATAAAATCAACCGACTAAGCTACATTAGCGATCTAGTATTCACCTTTGAAAGTGAATTGCATAATTTCCATTGGCAAATCTGGGAAAAGTGCCACCACGAGAACGTATATTGGCTATTACCCGGTGCCGTAAATGACCGTGATGATATTAACAGTCACATTATATGCTGGGGCGATTGGTTTAAAACAACAGCAAACATTTACAAACAGTTGCCGGACAAAGTTGTAAGCATTAACTACTCTGCAACCAAACCCAAATACTTTGATGCATTGCTAGGCAGTCCGAAACCACACAGGGACTTTGTGTTCAATGCAGTTAATAGCAATGGATTAACTGACAAAGTTGTAATGACATATGGCGGTGACTGGAAAGAGGGCGAGTTCTACGCCAAGGACTATTTTATTTGGGAAGAAGGAACAACACCAATTGGACAAACGATTGGTACCGCAGACTGGGCAGACTACTGCGGACAACGTGTACACTTAAGCCAAATTATTCCAATTAAAACATTTAACGAAACTGCGTACAGCATTATCGCCGAAACGGACTTTGACAATACACTAAGCTGCTTTACGGAAAAGACAGCCAAGCCAATGATTGCAAGACGCTTGTTCATTGCATTCACTGGTTATAAGTTCTTGCACAATCTAAGAGCACTAGGTTTCCAAACGTTTGACGGCATTATTGACGAAAGCTACGATCTTGAAATTGATGATAACAAACGTTACACAATGGCATTTGATCAAGTCAAGTATTTGTGTACGCAAGAACAAGATGTGGTCTACCGGAAAATTAAATCCATTGTAGACCACAATTATAATTTACTAATGACTCGAGACTGGACGCAATGGCCAGCAAAACAAATCGAGCAGGTTATTAATTCCGTATCTGTCTAGTAACAAATTCCGCCCATGCCTTGTGTGCTTTATGGCCTGGGTGGAATCCATCTTCCATAAAGTCATTCATGCTTTTGGCCAACTCGTAAACTCCGTTACGATTGCCATCGGTAAAGATCCATCGGTCTAGCTCTAGATCTCTAATTAGAGATTGTAGGCCTGGCATTCCAGTGACACCAAAGTCTCCGTTGGGGCTTACGTTCTTTTGATCATTCCAGTAATTAACGTAGCTCATAAACTTGTACTTAATGCCCTTGGCTTCTAGAAAGTTCTTTAGCTTAACCATTTCAGTTAGGTTAATTGTAGCCAAACTGTAGTCGCTAGACACTTTGTACATTTCGTAGAACATCTTGTGTGCAACAGGGTTTTTAAACCATGTGCCCATTTGTCCACCACTAAAAATATAACCTAGTTTGTTGTCTGGTAGTCTACGGTAAAAGCCATAGCTGTCAAACAGTTCATTCCAGCTTGGGTCGGTAATGTCGGTTAAGTAGTCCAAGCGACTTACACCACTCCACATTACTAACACCTGATCGTACTTGCCCGGATTGTCTAGTACTTCTCGTATAACGCTGTCGCAAATATATTGATTACCTGCTGCGGCCTCTGCAAGGTTTGTGACTTGGTAGTCGGGGTTCATTTCACTAAAGTATCTTGGCCAACATACATTGGGTCCGCCGGGGAAATCGGGCCATTGACTAAAACTGCATCCGGATATTAGAATTTTCATCAAAATATTTATTGACTATCCTGTTTGTAACATTTATAATTACAGATATGATTATTCAACGTTACAACTACACACCACTAACAAGAAACACAGTTGAAGGTAAACGACATTACGCACTACCAGACGGCAGCAAAGTACCGAGCGTTACAACTATTCTTGATAAAACAAAGCCAGCAGAAGCTAAACAAAAACTGCAAGAATGGAAAGCCAGAGTAGGCGAGCAACGGGCACAGCAAATTACTACAGAAGCCGCAAGCCGCGGAACTAGGATGCATGCATACTTAGAGCAGTACATTCTACAAGATGACCTAAAGCCGTTGCCCGCTAACCCATTTGCACATCCAAGTTGGTTTATGGCAGCAGAAGTTATCCTTAAAGGGCTAGGCAATGTAGACGAGTTTTGGGGCACCGAAGTTCCGGTATATTATAGCGGGTTATATGCCGGTACCACAGACTGCATTGGGCTATGGAAGGGCAAGCCTGCTATCATGGACTTTAAGCAAAGCAACAAGCCCAAGAAGCGTGAATGGATTGGTGATTACTTTTTACAGTTAGCGGCGTATGCAGCAGCACACAATGACACGCATGGTACCAATATACGTGACGGTGTAATTTTGATGGCTGTACAGCCAAAACAACTGCCAGATGGCACCTATTCGACACCAGAATACCTGGAATTTGAAGTCTCTGGGGACGAGTTTGACCACTGGAGTGCAGAGTGGATGAAACGTGTGGAACTCTATTATCTAACTAACTAAATACACAATAGTTAGAGGATTGACACATGGCTGTCGTACAGATTTCGCGAA